CCGGGGGGAGGTGTGTATCGAGAAGCCACCAAACCTCACCCGGAGGCAGGGTCCAGAATTCCGTCCGAGACACCCATCCGCGCCCAACCAGAATTCGATACATCAAGCGAACTACGCCGCTTCCGTCTCCCCCCGATTGGTCTTTCCCGGCGCGTCGTCGCCAGTAATTTTTCGGTGCGCAGGGGGCGACATAATCGCCAGAAGTCCAATCGTTTCGCGCTGAACAAGGATGGCGGCGGAAGGATCGCCCTCGGCCAAAAGTTCGTTCAGGTGCAGGTAAACCAGCGAAGGGCGGCGCCATAGGCTTGACTGAGGCGGGCATAGTTCGGCGATCTTCCGGATGTAAGCGCGAGGACGGCGGGTTTTCCGGGAGTTGAAAGGATATCTTCCAACTCCGCGACAAGGCGCAACTGGCGCTCGGGCGGAATGAGGTAATCCTCATCCTGCCATCTGAGCGCTACGGAGTCGAAACCTTTCATGGTGCCGGTGTGAATGGCGTGTGAGTCCATTGACCGGCGGAAGTCATGGTGGCGGAAAAGGTGACGGCTTCTTTGTAGTCATCACCTTCGGTGTAGTTACCGAGAAAAAAAGCGCCCGCAAGAGTGTCGCCATTTGCAAGCGTAATAGTCACGTTCGGAATGAGGTAGTTTGCAGGGTCACCAAGCGCCAGGTTGCGAAGGGCGCGATCCTTCTCGACACCATCCAGCGTGAACGAAAGTGAGGTGGACGACACTTTGCCAGCAAGGAGTTCCTGATAGGGTGTGGAATCACGGTCAGTGATATCAATCGGCGTAGCGTCGCGCGTGAAGTTGGAGACGCGCACCCCTGCGACAGGGGCGGCGCCAATTGCAAAGATACCATCTTGTCCAGCGTTTGCGGCCATGGTGTGGACTCCTAGAGTTGGGTTTTCGTTGATTTAAGGGTTTGTTGGAAGCGCCTCGATCACGCCGCGATAGTCACAAATTCCGTGAATGATGCGGTCGGGATCGCGCTTGATCTCTGAATCTTCGCGGCGGAAGAAAACCAGTTTATGACCATCCACCGGGAAAGTCTGAGCGTGAAGTAATGCGCGCATCCAGTCTTGAAATCCGCGTGCCTCGGTAAATCCGGCGGTGGCGGAGAATGTATGAATGCGTACGAAAAGTTCCTCGGTGTCACCTTCACGACCGCCATAGTCGCGGGATTCGATATCGCCGATCACCAGGCGAGGAAAGTCATCATCCTTTTGCCCATCCGTAATTTGTGGAGGTGTATCAAACACCGGCAAATCCCATCCTTCGGCAAGTATGTTATCTGTCAGGTAGGCGGTCAGGCCTTCCTGAAACTTTTGGATTTCAACCTGTGGCATTACTTACGTGCCTGACGTTTACGGGCGCGCCGAAGAGCGGCCTTAAGTTTCTTTGTGAATTGCTCGCGCAAAATACCAGGAAGCTCGCTTTCGATCTGGCGAACGCTTGGGACAACGAATGGTCGCGCGGGCATTTTTGAAGTGCCGTCTTCATGAAAGCGCCAATAGAAACCGTCGTTTTTTGCCGCGCGCCCGCGCTCAACAATAACGTCGGATTGGGCAAAGCCGCGTCGGACTCGGCGACGTTTGCTTTTCAACGAACGCCCAAGATTCCCTGTCGATCCTTTGGGCGCGTTTTTCTTGATAACCTTTCTAACGGCAGTAGATACTCCGTGCGTTGTGTTGCGGGCGAGGTTAAGCGCATGGCGCGGGGTCACACCCTGAAGAAGTTCCTTCATTTCTTCAGTGCCGCGAACATCGATCCTCATCATGCGGAAACTGTTCCAGCGGTGGCGGTTATGGTTTGATACATTGAGCGGGCGACCGGGCGGCCCACAGCTTCAATATTCCAAATCCAGCCACCCCACTTAATGCGGTCGGCGTTTGAAATGTCAGAGCGCGCGCGGATTGTGAACATGGCAGACTGCCGGGCGGCAACGCCTGAAGGATCGTCGGCCTCCGAGCCTGACTTCAATTTAACGGCGGCGTATGGGTTGGCGTCGGATTCGATTGGCGCCCATTGAAGGGAGCGCGACGCATCGGCGCCAACAACTCGGGTGGCGCGCTCAATCTCGATTCTCTGATCGAGCCTGCCGGGGGCGCTCAACCGAACGTCCTGACGCGGTGAAGAGATACCAGGTGATCAACAGACCTGTGCACGACGGATGTAATCGTCCCAATAACAACCTCTTCTCGGACCTCAAAACGATGTGCGGCAAGGAGTTTAATGGCGTGTGCGAGGTCAGGCGGTGTGTCAGAGGCTGTATCGCCATATCCCGCTTGATAGGTAATACGCACCGCGTCTGATCGACGGGCCAAGGATCCAAAATTTCCGATGACCGAAGGTGTGTCGGGGTGATCGGTCAAGGTGAATTTGGTGAGGTCTAAAATCTCTCTTTCGCCATCCGGGCGAACCACCTCAATTTGAGACAGTGCGCGGGCGGGCGTGACTTCAAGAAATATTTCACCGAGGCGCGGCGGCGGTGCAAAGAGGGTATAACCCGCAGGCGCGACGCACCGGGACGACAACGCCTCGATCTCAGACATTGCGACGTTGATCAGGGTCGTGATAAGAGCATCCTCATCACCTGAAGTCACACGAAGGTGCGCCTTCATATCGTCAAGGTCCACCGGGATATCGGAAGGTATACTAATGCGGCGCGTCGTCATATTGGATTACCTCAGACCTCTTTCGCGGCAACTTCGGTGGCGCCTTTTTCCTCGACCTCATTCTCGGCGGCGCCAGATTCGGGCGGCAGTTCATTCGCAGCGGCCTCGGAATGGCTGGCGGGGCGAGCTTCTTGCGCTGCGGCTGAGACGGCAGCTTGTTGCTCGGCCTCTTTCGCAGCGATTGCGGCGGCAGCTTGTTGTTCAGCTTCTTTCGCAACCGCCTCGGCAGCAGCTTTTTGCTCGTCCTCTTTCGCAGCAGATTCATTGGAGGAAATTTGTTCGGCCTCTTTCGCAGCGGATTCGAGGGCGTGTTTTTCTTCAGCCTCTTTCTCAGCGACGGCGGCGGCAACTTTTTCCTCGTCCTCTTTCGCAGCGATTGCGGCGGCAGCTTGTTGTTCAGCTTGGAAATCCTTGACGTTTTGCGTCGCCTCTTCGACGGCCACTTCCAAGGTAAGGCCTCGGCGGTTCTGGACTGCATAGCCGCATTGAACCATATTGATCGCAAGCGCTTCATTGTCTGTTTCAATCTTGCCACCAGGAACCAGCGAAAACCCGTTTCCTGCGGCGGAAACGACGGCCATAAATTTTGTCTTTTTCATCGGTACTTCCTATCAAGAAGGGGATACGGCGCGCCTAATGGCGCGCCGATGGGGTGGGCGTGACTTATGCAGCCATCCGCAATTTCTTGATTGCAGTTCCGGACAAATTACCGCCCGCGCCGTCGAAGCGGAACACGCCAGCCATACCGAGGTTCGGGAAGAACTTTTCCGTAGCTACGCCCAGGCGCACGCTGCCAACCTTGCGCACAAAGAACTTCGAGAAATCACCGAAGGCGACCGGATCGGCGGCGGCGCCGATCTGCGGCATTGCCTGGTTGAAGGAAACCGGCTTACCGTTCAGCGAAGCCGGGATCCCTTTCGTGACATCACCATCTGACCAAACATAACGACCATTGGAGTCCTTGATCATTCGGAAAGCCTTCACGGACTGATCATGCATCTGGTAACGCACTTTCGGGTTTGCGCGATAGGCAGGATCAACCGAATGTTCCAATTCGAGAAGGTCATCGAAAGTTACCAGCGCGTTTGATGTGGAGGTGTGTCCAACACCGGCGGCGGTCAAGAATCCCAGAGGTTCAGATGTGCCGGTTCCTACAGTCAGTAGCCGGTTGCCGGTGCGGCCAACTCGCTCACCGATCAGATCACCAAGAAGGCTTTCCCAAGAGAAGTTCGAATCCTGGGCAAGTTCGAAGGCCCACTTGATCCAAGGAGTTGCATGGGAAAATGCGCCAAGATCAGACTTGGTGATTGTGACATCGCCCGAGTCATCGTCAACAGTCTCGTTGCCTTGGGTGTGTTCTGACGTTTCCGAAGCCGTGTCATCGACACCAGGAATTGGAATAGTCGCACCATTATCAGTATTGATAACCGTCGCAACATTCTCATCCCACATAGGGCCATGCGCTGCGGCGGCGATTTCAATAAAGTTTGCCAAGGTTTCAGGAACGGTGAAGCCACCTGTAGCGCCTGACGTACCTGTTTGAACACGCGCTTCGGTAGCGCCCGCACGAAGCGCCTGGCGGGTTTCCTGGGAAACCTCATCCATACGCGCGCCCGCCGCTAGGAATTCCTGAAAAGCGGCGCGATATGCGTCCGCCTGCGGAACCTGGCCTTCGGGTTCGACGGAATCTGAGGACGAACCAGGACGGCGAGACTCGGCAGTAAGGCGGCGCTGTTCTTCCTCATAGGCTTCAGTTTCAGACTTCGCGCGCTCGGCGCGTTCAAGCTGAGCGGCCTCGGAAACTTTCGCGTCGCGCTTATCCATCAGCGTATCAAATTCTGCCCGGAGATCAGCGGCCTTCTTGGCGTCAGTCTCTTTGTCGGCCAGATCGAGTTTGGCGCGGGCTTCGGTTTCGATCCTCTTTGCCTCTTCGCGGAGGGCTTTAATTCGTTCAAACATATGATTTCCTTTTGGGGTTCAGGTAAAGAGCAGCCCTCCCCCGAGGGGGCTGATTTGGTCTTCCGAATTTTCGAGGGCGGTGCGGCGAGGCCGCTTAGGGTTTCAGGCGAAAGTCTGAAATCTTTTAAATTCCGGCCAATCGGGCGCGGCGGCGCATATCGGACACAATATCCTCTGCGGATTTAGATGAGTGGCTGCGCACCTCTTCAAGCCGACGCAAACCAATCTCAGTTGTGGGATAGGCCGGGAAAGTGACAACCGAGACGTCTACAAGCTCAAGTTCGAAGATCGTGCGTTTCGGCATATCACCCGTGTCATCCCATTCTTCTCGAGTGGCGCGAAATGCGAAAGACATTTTCGAAAGATCACCTCGGCGCATTTTAGGGACTACGCGCATCACGTCCGGATCATCGGTGGTAAGATTGGTCTCGACCTTCAGACCTCGGGAATCCTCCGATAGAACAAGAGTGCCGGAGGTTGTTCGGGCAAGCGGCAAGCCCTCATGATCGATCAGAAACACGGTATCATCGCCGCGCTTCAGGGCTTCAGAGAACGCACCAGGCGCAATAACCTCTTCGAAAAAGTCGCCAATCATGGTCGGTTCACTAAACACGGCGGCATATCCGGTAACGGCAACCGTATCCTCGCCTTCCTCCGCGCGAATCTCAGGATCGGCGGCGCGGCGGCGTTCGGATGACTTTTCGGGCATAAATTAATCTTCCTTCGGCGGTGTTGGTGGTTGAGTGGACGGCAGGGTGCCGTCTCCCTTTTCGATCTCGACACGGACCTTTGCCGCCAGGAGATCGAGTGGAAGTGTGGCGGATTGCATATAGAGGGATCCGCCGCCTTCCTCCGGGCCGCGTCCAGATTCCTCGCGGGCTTCGTCTGGGGTCATTTGTCCCGTCTGGATGGCGCGGGCGAAGGCCTCGATCCGATCCTTCAGGATACCTCGCGACAATTCATCTAAGTCACTGCGCACATAGAGATTTGAGTCTCGCCCAAATAGGCGAAGCGACAGGGCGGCGTCGGATTGCTTTGCGCGATAAGAAAGCGTGTGCTTCACAAGGTGCAAGTCTTGTTGCTCCGTGTTCGCAAAGTTGCCCGTTGAGAGTTCGTGCAGAAAAACCGGGGGGAGGTTCCAAATTCGAGAGGCCTGTTGAACAACGAAAACCTGCGTTCCGGTCAACTGCATTTTCTCAGGGTCATCGCCAAGGCGTGAAAGTTTAAATCCGGACGGTAAAGGAAGAACGGGCTTACCATCGGCGGCTTGGCGGGTGGCGACTTTCTTCACATCTTCGGCGGCGCGAGCGGCGGCGTCGCCGGAGGGCATGGGGCCTTCGAGGGCGTAAGGTGGAATTCCGTTTCGCCCGAAGACAGTCAGGGCGTATCGCGTGGCATTCAATCCTTGGCGAAGCGCAGAGGCGCAAG